AATAAAGACTGGGAGACAGTTCGTTGTGAAATAACCTATAAAATATAATTATGAAAGACTACACAGAAAACATAGAAGAAATGGTGCGAGATTTCTGCTCTGTAGCTCCAAAGTCAAAATCAGAAGTAAGACGGAGAATATCCGAATCAATCGCACAAGCCATAGCAGAAGAGAGGGAGAGGGTGGTGGGGGAGTGTTGCATTGCTTGTAAAGAAATGTTATCCTTAAAGAATGAGTACAAATAATTTACCAAAAAAAGAGAGAAGTTTTTATGCATCAGTTCACTATTGGTTAAAATACAATTACGGAGTTGCAAGTAAGTGTGAAAATAAAGACTGTTCTAAAAAATCTATAAATTACCAATGGGCAAAAAAGAGAGAAAAAGAGTATGCCTATAAAAGAGAGAATTTTATCAATTTATGTCGAAGTTGCCACGCTAAGTATGATTGTACAGATGAAACAAGAAAAAAGCTGAGGACTCTCAATCCGAGAACCCACAACACTCATTGCCACAAAGGACACGAGTTTACGGTAGAAAATACATATCTACATAAAGGAACAAGAAGCTGTACAGAGTGTAAGAAAACCAGAAACAAAGAATGGTCAAAGAATAATATAGAAAGTGTCAGACTGAGCAGGAAGAAGTGTTACGACAAGAATAAATATACTTGGGCTAAGTTCAATAAACCTAACAGAAAAATAATATGAAAACATTTGAAGAAAAATCACAAAGTGAAGAGTGGGGAGGTTGGAAAATAGTATCTGATATGTTGGACAAACCAGACTCAATAGGAATATATCTTACTAGTGAATGCTACGAAAAATTACACGACTTTGTTGTTGAACAAAAAGAAAAGGCGAGACAAGAAACTTTATTTTTGGTGAGGGGGGAGGTGATAATGCAAATTATTGATGCGTGTGGGGAATGCACATCAAGACATCAGGATACCGATGACATAAATGTCGCTGTAAATACAGCTGTAAATACAGTAAGAGCTTCTCTCCTAACAAGAGTGGATAACCTCGCTTCCCTAGACTCTAAATTTGTGGGTAAAGAAGCACCAAAATGGGAATTTAAACGTCATGTTCAACAAAACAAAATTACTCTCACTATTGAAGATAAAAATTCTATTTACACAATACACCTTAAATAAATATATGACCCCCACAGAAAAACTAAGAGAAGAATGGCACGTTAGGACATTTAATATAGCTAACGAGGTTTCAGACTATTCTAAAGTTGAGATGTTAATAGCCGATTGGTGGATAGAGAAAATCCACCAAGCCGTAGCAGAGGAGAGGGAGAGGATGAGGGAGGGGGTGATAGAACTAATGAAAAAAGCAGACGGAACATTCCCTGTTGGATTTCAAAGCGATGTTGAAGACCTCCTAGAAGCTAAAGAAGAAATAAAATGAATAAAGAAAAAGAGAAACCAGATGGAGTCACTTACACAAACAGCTTCGCTGCTGTGATCCGCAAGGGTCTCAAAGGCAAAGCTATGATCGTGAAATCCCCACGCTGGTATCACCACCAACTACAGAAATACAAAGAGGGCGAAGAAGTTACCCTGATGATCCACAATCGCAAACCAAAGCGCACAGAGCAACAAAATCGCTATTATTGGGGAATTTATTTACCAGAGATCGCCAAAGAAACTGGCGAATCTGATCTCGACAAGCTCCACGAATTATTCAAAGGAAAGTTCCTGACAAAAGGAATCTTCGAAGTGCTTGGCCAGAAAGTACGAATGAAAGGAAGTACCACAGGACTTGGGGTCGTTGAGTTCTGCCAGTACGTCATCGACATCGAGGCCTTGACTGGCGTGAAAGCGCCACCGACAGAGAATTACGGATTAAAAGCGTTGGATCGGGTTGCTCTAAATTCATCTGAGTCACAGGTTGAATATCCTGATGAGGACCTAAAACCAACATTCTAAGTTATCCACATGTATGTCTTGTCCATACCGACAGCTTGCGATACAATATAGGGAGGTGTTCTCTCCGTGTTGTGATGGATGATATCAAGGTAGCTCCTTGGTATGAGAATGTACAAGCAAAATGGTGACGATAAGGTGGAGCTTGTACTCTATCCACCCGAACCAAATCCAACCTCCATCACGACACAGAGGGAATACCAAAATATTATGAGCAAAATTAAAATTAAAAAAACCCTGAACTCTCTAGCATTCGACTGGGGTCGTCGTGGTGGGAAAGCGCTTGTTAAAAAGCGTGGTAAAGCCTACATGAAACGGATCGGCAAGGTCGGTGCTAAGAAGCGCTGGTCTAAAGAACTATGACAGAAGAAAAAAAAGAAACAAAGGTAGAAGACCCAAAGTCAGAAGCAATTGCTCGAGCAGAGCAACAGTTGGCTCAAGAAGATTTGGATAAAAGAGCCAAAGCTTTCAACGCAAAGCTTACTCCGCTTCTTGCAGAGTTTGAATTGTCAATAAGTGCTGTGCCATTCATGATCCAAGACCCACATACAGGTGCATTCCAAATCGCTGCGCGCCCACAAATAATGGATGCGAAGAAGAAACCAGAAAAGGATGCACCAGTATCGGTAGAGGGTTCAACTGATGAGAAGCCAATAGTCGATCTCGCAGAAGCGTAATTATTAGAAGATTAAAATTAAAAAAATGACAGAAAAAATTTGTACAGGTGGCCATGTTATGAATGGGAGTGACGAGTCTTGCCCTCGATGTGGTGCTGCCGCTGTTTCTAACGAACCAGTAGATGCAGATTCATTGACTAGTGCGCCATCAAGTGAGTCACCATCTATCACAGGTGCTGGTCTATCCGCAGCATAACTATGATTTTCTTACTCGGATTAGTAGCAGGTGTCTCATTGTCAATCCTAGTATTGGTGGCATTGCTATTCTTCCGAGTCCCTATCGAACGTGCAACCAACATCGTAGAGAAACAAATGCGATCGGTGGGTCCACGGCCGAAAGGATTCATAATCGAGCCATTATCAGAATCTGAAGAATCTAGGCAAAGAATCATTGCCGAGAATCGTAGGAAAGGTAGAGATACAAAACTAGAAGAACTGCAATGAAAAAATCAAACATCCATCCGAGAGGCAAACAAGTGCTCGTACAACCCGACTCAAAGGAGTCTCGCGAGAACGAGCATGGTCTGATCACTCCATCGAATGTCGAGCAAGAACAGAAAACAATAGGAAAGGTGATCGCTGTAGGCCCAGAAATCAAAGATATCAAAAAAGGCGATCGTGTCATTTATGGCACCTACGCTGGCGATGACCTCAGTATAGAGGGCAACGATTATAAGCTTCTCGATGAAGAGTTCGTACTAGCTTTCATCAAAGAATGAGGTACGGAATGAATCTAGGATGTAGAGATGGGCTTCCGCACGAGGTGAAAATCTTGCACGAAAGCCCGAAAGTTAAGTGGGAAGTGTGCGTGAGGTGCAACAAAAAGTTTCGATGGATCAAGGGCTTCAAGGAGAGGATAAACAGCACAGAATATCTCAAAATTCATCTGAGGAATTATTGTCAAAGAAGTGGTGCTACAAAAAGAGCGTATATGTTGATTTACCATCGTGAAAAGTGTAAAATTACGTTATGACAAATTGGAAGGAATTTTACGCAAATAACAGGGAGAGACTTCTTAAGAAGAATCCAGCAAAATATCAGAAATCGAAGGAATTAGTCAAGAAAAGAGCAAAAAAATGGGCGAAGGAAAATCCAGAAAGACGGAAAGAGATAATGGCAAAGTGTTGGGCGAAAATAAAGAATGATCCATTGAGAATGGAGAAATACAAAGAAGTTCATAAGTTGTGGGCACAGAAGAATAAAAAAAATCTTAATGCTCAGTGGCATAGACGTAGGGCACTTTTAAGAGGATCGGGAGGGTCGCATACGAATGCTCAATGGGAAAAACTGAAGAAGATTGTTGGGTACATGTGTCTCTGTTGTAAACGTGTTGAACCTGAAATAAAACTCACGAAAGATCACATCATACCAATCACAAAGGGGGGAAAAGACAACATAGAAAATATTCAACCACTTTGCGGAAAATGTAACTCATCAAAATCCTCAAAAACTATAAAATTTATCAGCCAGAAAAATGTAAAATAGTAATATGACCGAACGAATACACTTAGAAGTGACAACAGAATCGGATTTAGCAACCCTGATGGTACCAACACATCGACATTCCAAGTTGGCCAGATCAGCTGCCAAATTCTTTATTAAGAAACATGATACTGGTATGTCGCCAGTAAGTAATGTAGTCGACACCAGAACTCTCCGAGAGTTTGTAGAATACTTAATATCTAACGGATATAACTAGCCATGAATCCCAACCAAACAGAAATCAAAGTAGTGCAAGACAAGACATTTGAAGTCATCAAGTCGGCAGTGAACCAAATGGTAGACTTCATCCGCCCAACATTCGGGCCCGCAAGCAACAAAGTATTGATCGATAGATTCACCCACCACATGGTAGTGGATGATGGAGTACAGATCGCCCGTGACTTCGAACTTCCTGATCCAGCTGAAAATGCATGGGTAAAGGTTATTCGTGAAACAGCGGTCAGAACCAACGATCGTGTCGGTGATGGTACGACCAGCTCTCTCATAATGTTGCAGTCCATAATCAACGAGGTCGCGCGCAGAGGCAAGCGTGACGGCCGTAAGATAGCGTTGGAGTTACAGAAAGGTCTCATCGAGGTGCGTGAACAGCTCCGAAAAGCATCTCACGAAGTGAAATCCAAAGATGAGTTGAAAAAGGTTGCCCTGATCTCGTTTGATAACGAGGAGATCGCTGAAATGGTCTCTGAACTATACTGGAAACTTGGTAAAGATGGAGTCATTACCATCGACAAGTCTCCAACGATGGAAACAAGTGTTGATCTCTCCGAGGGAGTGAAGATTGATCGTGGATATCTAAGCCCATACATGATCATCAATCCTGAACGTATGGAGTCTGTGATTGAGAAACCATCGATCCTGATCACCGACTATCGACTCACTGAAACAGACGACATTCTACCGATAATGAATAAAATGGTAACAGCCAACAAACGCGAGCTGGTCATCATTTGTGACAACATGGAGCAATCAGCCCTCGCAACCGCTGTCGTAAACAAGATACAAGGCAAGTTCCTTATCATCGCAATCAACGCGCCCGCTACTGCCGACAGAAAGGTCACCCTAGAGGATATCGCCCTCATGACTGGCGCTAAAATGTTCACTGAATCAAAAGGCGACAAGCTAGATGAAGCCACTCTCGCTGATCTTGGCCATGCTACTCGCTTCATATGTCGCAGAGAAGAGTCCGTCATTGTGGGTCCGAAAGGAAAGAAAACAGAGATATCAACGGCTATAAAATCCCTCCGTTCTGCCCTTGAGAATGAGCCAGACGAGAATAAGAAGAAAGGCATCCTTGATCGCCTCGCCATGTTCACACAGTCGGTCGCTGTGATCAAAGTCGGTGCGTCAACCGAAAGTGAGCAGAAAGCACTGAAATACAAAGTGGAAGATACTATCAATTCCGTTAAATCTGCCTACAAAGGAGGTGTCGTCTGTGGTGCAGGAGTCGCACTGGCTCGTCTAAAGACATCCAGCCCGATCTTAAATGAGGCACTTCAATATCCGCACCGACAACTCCTAGAAAACATGGGTATCGAACCCCACATTACTCTCAAAGGCGAAGTCATGAATGTTGTGACTGGCGAGGTGGGTCCATACCTTGCTGTGGGAGTGGTTGATCCTGTCAATGTACTCATCGCAGGCGTAGAAAGTGCGGTGTCTATCGCTTCAATCCTAGTTACCAGCTCTGGGATGATCGTGGAGTCAGTTATTAAACAAACTAAAGAATAATCAACATGAAAAAATCAAAAGACATCCTAGAACAGATTGTGAAAGCATTGGTCGAGTTTCCTGATGAAGTAAGTACCGAAACAAAGATAGATGAAATGGGAGTTTTATTAACCCTCCACGTTAACCCATCAGATATGGGTAGTGTCATTGGTAGATCTGGCGACACTGCCAAGGCGATCCGCCTGATCCTGCGCGCAATTGGTATGAAAGAAAGTGCTCGCATCAATCTACAGATTGCCGAGCCAGAGGGTAGTACACATTCTCATGACAGAACAACAAGATAAAGAAGAAGTACAGATAGTTTATAAGTCACTCGCAGAAATCGAGCCATACTTTAAGAATGCCAAAGAACATCCCGAGTCACAGATAAAGAAGATCGCGGCATCCATCCAAGAGTTCGGCTTCAATCAACCGATCGTTCTCGATGCCAAAGGAGTGATTATCGTAGGACACGGTCGTTATCTCGCTGCTCACTTCATGGGTATAGAGAAAGTACCTACAATCACCCTCGATGTTGATGAAGAACACGCTAAATCCTATAGATTGGCCGACAATCGTCTCAATGAATCGAACTGGACAATGGACATCGTGATCGAGGAATTGAAGACTCTATCACTCGAAATGATCGACCTTACTGGCTTTGATGCCAATTTGATCCTCGAAACAGAGGAGGACACTCCCGATTTGAGCGCCGTAGGCAAGCCACAGAGCGTTTTGGGCGATGTTTACCAGTTAGGCGAGCATAGACTCATATGTGGAGATTCTACCGATTCTGCGACTTACAAGGCCCTGTTGGGAGAAGAAAAAGCTCGTCTCATCTTCACTGATCCACCATACTCCATCGACTACCAATCAACCGCTGGCCTGCCCGACAGATATACTGGTAAGAAGAAGAAACAATACTCATACGACAACGACAAGTTCGGTGGCACTGGTGGCCGTATCTTCAATGACGACAAGACACCTGAAGAAGCTCTGAAATTCTACAAAGACGTAACGACTCAACTCTACGCATTCTCGTCAGATGATGTGACTCTCTACTGGTGGTATGCCTCACGATTGACTGACGTGAACATGCTGGCTCTACGCGAAACTGGCTGGCACTTCTCTCAGATAATCATATGGCTCAAGAACAGTCTGATATTCTCTCCAGGTCAGCTCTACCACCGCATCTACGAGCCATGCATGGTGCTGTGGAAACAAGGAAAGACACACTACCAAAACCGAACATTCTCAAACTTCACAGAGTTATGGACAGTCGGTGCTAAAACATTCGCAGAGAATCTAGATGTCATCTACCAGAAGCGCGACAACACAAACTCGTACATCCACACAAGGGTGACAAGACTGTGGGCAAGAATGGTGCAGAAATCCAATGGTTAGCGTAGAATATAGCTATGACAAGTGATAAGGTTATTAGTGGATATGATGAGAGTGATCTTGATGAAGTCAAAATCAGAGATCATCTCAAGAAAGCACGAGTTGAGTTGATAAATGCTCAGCAAGTTATTATCCCAGCGCCTATTCCCGTGGGTCCATGCGAACGTTGGGATGAGATTAACAAGATCGTGGCTGAAATAGAGGAAATGTTAGGAGTAAAGTAATTTATATGGCACGCCCAAAAGGATACAAATTTAAGTATAGAAACCCCAATCGTACAACTAAGTTCACGCCTGACACTGTTCAGAAGCTTGAAGAGGCAGCAGGAGTTCGTTTGAACGTCAAGTCAATGTGTGCTCACGCTGGCATTTCAAGAGATACATATTATCGGTGGATGAAAGAAAACTCTAGTTTGTCTGACAGATTAGACGATCTCCGAGAGAATCCAATCATGAAAGCCAAAAGAACAATTGTCTCCAAGCTCGATGATGTCAATGTAGCTTTCCGTTACCTCGAAAAAGAGTCGCCAGAAGAGTACGGAGAAACCCTGAGTCTCAGACACAGCGGAGAAGTCAATACATCCATCGATACACCTGCCGAGGATCAAGAAGCTATCATCATCATGCGCAGGACTCTCAAAGAAAACATGCTCAAGCGTAGAACTGAACTGGCCAAACAGAAAGGCGAAATACCATCATGAATATCATCTACACACCACCGCCAGAAGCCCTACTCAACCGCATCATCGGTGCAGGCCTACAACCTACCGATCACACGGTCTTTACATACGGAGAAGATATCTATGTGCCAAGTGGTGAAATCCTATCAGATGACCTCGTTGTCCACGAAGAAACTCACACCATTCAACAAGGAGATGATCCCGAAAGGTGGTGGGATCAATACCTCTCCGATCCATACTTCCGCCTACATCAAGAAGCAGAAGCCTACGCACGCCAATATAAATATCTATGCAGAGTACACAAAGACCGCAATAAACAATTCAGAATCTTGGTATATCTAGCTGGACAACTCTCGGGTCCCATTTATGGCAATATGCTCCTGCGAAGCGATGCCATGAGTATGATTAAAAGTAACGCAAAAGTAACGTAACATGAATAATTGCATGCACACATTCTTCGCGATGTTGCCTGATTTTCACCAAGAAAATGGTCTGTGTTTCACAACGGTTGTCTGCGCCTACTGTGGCCAAGTCCGTAGAGTGTGGAGTGACGGAAGAATAGAAATAATAAAAGGGTATGGATCAATTAAAAACCTTACCATCAATTCCGACAATTCTCGAACATCTCGAATATAGGGATATCCACGAATGGATATCAACGGAAAGCATCGAGAACGAGAAAGGTGATCGGATAGAGTTCGACTCTCATCCGTTCCTATTCGACATATACGCTGACCAATCGGATCGTCTGACCATAATGAAAGCCGCGCAGGTCGGACTATCTACCCTCGCCATCCTAAAGAACCACAATGATGCCAAGCAAAACAAGATGGACATCATCTACACCTTGCCGACTGATGGTGACGTTCGAGTGTTCGTGAGCGGAAAGGTCAACCGAATCATCGCCAACAACCTATCAATGCTCAAAGATGTGGCCGACAAGGACTCTATCGAGCAGAAACAAGTCGGTAATTCAATGATCTACTTCCGAGGTACGTGGACAAAGAAAGCTGCGATCATGATCACCGCTGACCGCCTTGTGCATGATGAGAAAGACAGCTCCAAGCTGGACATCATCGCAGACTATCAAGCCCGTCTACAACACTCCAAGTTCAAGCAAACTCACACGTTCAGTCACCCGTCACTACCCGAAACTGGCGTACATTCAGACTGGCTTGCAAGTGATCAAAAGCACTGGTTCAACAAATGTCCTCATTGTAGCCACTGGCAATACCTCTCGTGGAACACTGAAGACCCGAGCCAGATGTCTATCGATATCGAAAACAAAACATACGTCTGCAAGAAGTGTCATGGTATCCTCTCGGACTTCGATCGTTGGAAAGGTCAATGGGTCGCTAGATACAAGGATCGCAAGATGAGTGGATATTGGGTGCCACTGCTCATTGCCCCGTGGATCAGTGCCGAAGATATAGTCAACAAATACCAACACCCTGAAACCACACCAGAGTTCTTTTGGACAAAGGTACTCGGTCTGCCATATGCCGATGCATCCTCGAAGCTCCTACGTAAAAGCTTCTTCCAAAACCTCACAGGCAAGAGATGGGCGCCACCAACGAGCGAACGAATCATCATCGGTATAGATACAGGTCTGCGCCTAGACTATGTCATGGGTAACAAATATGGACTGTTCCACCATGGCGATTGTGACGACTATGCAGAACTAGATGGCTACATGAAAAGATACCCCAAAGCTATCGCCATCATAGATGCTGGCGGTGACTTAATCGGATCACGAGCCTTTGCTGAACGATGGGCTGGCCGTGTATTCCTCTGTTACTTCGGTGGAGATCGCAAAACAAATGAGATATTCAAATGGGGTAGCAAAGACGAACATGGTGCTGTGACAGTAGATCGAAACCGATCGATACAACTTATGGTAGATGAATTTCGTACCAAGCGCGTGCCTGTTCACGGGACTGAAGAAGATTGGTTTGAGTATTGGCTTGACTGGAATAACCTTGCAAAACTGAAAGTACTTGATCCTGATACGAATGCTGTCAAAGGATACAAGTGGGTCCGTAGTGGTCGTGATCACCGCGCCCTTGCCACAGTCTGCTGGCGAGTCGGGATGAGTCGATTTGTAGGCATGGGTTCGATCGTATCGCCACAAGTCTCGACAAATCAACCAACCAGCTACATGGTAGACCCCGATCTAACCGCCTCATTCGATCCTGATGAAATGTTTATTAAGAGCGTAAACAGATCCCTCGATGCCATAGAGGATCAAGAAGAGGACTGGCGCAACGTGTAGTAATCCCCACCCATGTGTGGTGTGTATCTGTCAAGCTTCTATGCTATATTTATGGCAACGCACTCTTCCATGCAGTCCACGTCTGGGTCGCTGAACATCTTTTAGCGCTTCTAATTTTTATATAAAAATAAATGCAAGACACAGGCACAGACGGATACAAGACTCTCGGTGCTGACATTGAAGAAACCACTGAGGGTATAGTATCTGAAAAGCTCCCCGAACTCACTCTCAATATGAGTGATACAGATTTGGTGACTCTGTTTGATAAATATGAACGCATTTGGAAAAACTCACCTAAGAAAACAGATTGGGAAAAGCAGATAGAAGAAAACGAGAAGTATTGGCTCGGCCAGCAACACGATAACGCCAAGGCAGACAAGACACGATCAATGGTAGACAACCTGATATTCGAGTCTCTTGAAACGTACCTACCGCAAATGACTCGTCGCAATCCTGAACCTATTGTTGCCCTCGTAGCATCCGAGAAAGAAGCAGATGATAGTGAGAATCCAACAAAGACAGCTTACGTTCACAAAGTAAAAAATAGACTAGCTGATCTCTCTGACCTAAATAAGATGCGTTTGAAGCTCAAGAAAGGTGCGCGCCACTGGGCTATCTTTCAACTAGGTGTGGCCAAGTATGGCTGGGACCTCGATAAAGACATCCCGATCGTTCGCATCGTACGCCCAAAGAAACTGATCCTCGATCCTGATGCCACTATCGATGAAGATGGATACACAGGAAACCGCATCGGTGAATACCGAAAACTCGAAGCAGATATCATATTAGGAATTATCAGTAATGAAAAAGGCAACGAAGAAGCCATAAAAGCAATCAATGAAAAGATTGGCAAAGACGGTACAGACGGAAAAGGCACTGAGATTCAGTTCATCGAGTGGTGGACTCCGCAATATCTATGCTGGAAACTTGGCAAGAACATTCTACTCAAGAAGAAGAACCCCCACTGGAACTACGATAAAACCGAGCAACCAGAACCAACTGATATCGCCTCAGAGGGTGTATCCGTAGATACCTATGGAAATACTGATGTGCAACCAGTAGAAACCAAAGGATTCAACCATCTACCAGTTCCACAAATGCCGTACTCATTCCTCTCGGTATTCAACCTCGGTGATCAACCAATGGATAAAACCTCGCTGATTGGCCAGAACCTCACCAACCAAGACAAGATCAATAAGCGTAACAGACAGATCGACAAAAATGCTGACAAGATGAACGGTGGCGCTGTCATCTCTCTTTCTCGATCAGGACTCACACAAGGCCAAGCAAAAGGCGTGGTTGAAGCAGTTCGAAAAGGCGGTGCAGTTATCATCCCCGATGGCGCGCCACAGGATGCTATCTACTTCCCAGACGTTAAAGGTCTTCCAAACGATGTCTACAATGATCTTGTCGACACTCGTTCACGCCTACGTGACATCTTCGGTACAGCTGGCTCATCACAAGCTGGACTATCAGATGAAAAGACAGTACGTGGAAAGATACTCTCACGTGGCCTTGATGGGGATCGTATCGGTGGTGGAGTTAGTGAATATCTCGAGCAATTCGCTGATGATATCTATAACTACCTCTATCAATTACTTCTTGTCTACGATCCAGCCTTTCAATTCGTTGGTGGCGGTATTCCACCGAAAGTCATCATATCGGTCAAGGAGGGTTCGCTTCTGCCGAAAGACAGCATTACGATTGCCAACCAAGCCATCGAACTTGGGACCGCAAACAAGATGTCATTGGTCGATATGTACAAGCGCCTAGAGTATCCAAATCCCGAAGAGTTGGCTGCCAATGTGTGGCTTGAAACAAATGCACCTCATCTGCTATACAAGAATAATCCGCTTGTTGCAGAAGCAATGCAGATGCAACAGCAAACTGCGCAAGCGGAAGCTGATCAGAGAACCCAAGATGAGTCGTTGAAGCATGATCGATCGTTAGAGTCAGATATTAATAAATCACTTCTGAAAGAAGTGCCAGTAGCATAAAACCATGAGAAAAATAACACCAAAAACACACAAAGGCATGATGGACTCTCCAGTGAAAACTGAAGACAAGCCCGTCTACCCAAGCTTCCGTATTGAGTTAGTATACCTGCCCGAGGCTAAGAAGTGGGAGATTGACAAATTCTACAAGATTAAGTTAGGCCTCAAGATGACGGGTATTTCCATCAGCCGATACCAAAATGATGCCGAGTTTGAGATTCACGAAATCGGTATTGGTGGGGGGAAAGAAAACAAGGAAGAAAAGGAATACGAGGAAGAGGATAAAAAATAAATCAACTGTTCCATCGTTCGGGAGGGACTATAAAGATATCCCCACGTAGTCAATTAATATAATCTATAATACAATGACAGATGAAGTAAAGACGCAGTTCAAAGCGGAGGGCGATCCTGCCTTTCCAGCTGAGAACACAGAGAACGATAACTCTGCCGAATCGTCTACGGAAAAAACGGCCGATGATCAGACCCAGTCGCAGGAGGGGGAAGATAAAACTCCAGCGGATAAAAAAGATGACAAAGGTTCAGACAAAGATAGCTTCAGAGATCACCCTAGGTGGCAAGAGAGAGAGGAAGATTGGACTAAAAGGTTCAATGCGCAAGAAACTCGCCACACAGGTGAAATCTCTAAGTTACGAGAGGAGTTTGATGGTAAATACGGTAAGTCTGATACCAAAACTCAGGATGCCGAAACTCCTCCCATGCCGTCTTGGTGGGGTGGTGATGAAGAACAGTGGGCTGCTTATGTTAAAGATCAAGAGGCCGTAGTGGCCAAAGCTGAGGAAAGAGCGATAAATCGTATCACCCAGCAAAAGACTGAAGAGCAGAAATCTATCGATGATGCGACCACTTATATGAATGAGTCGATCGTAAACATCGAAACCGATAAGACAATCAATCCGACAGGTGAGAAAGTAGATCGTAACAAACTGCTCAAGTTCGTTCTCGACAATGAATTGGTAGATACGAAAGGCAGATGGAACTACAAAGCTGGCTTCCAAATGATGAAAGCTGGTGTAGTTTTCAAGAAAGATGACAGTACGGAATACCGCAAGAAACTCGCAGCCGCAACCGCTTCAGAAAAAACCGCTGAAACCAAACAAACCAATGTGACGACTAGCGAAGACTTTAGTAAGCCAGGCGCTCGTCCTTGGTAACCAAAATTTGTTCAATTAATAGTTAACATTAAAAGTTATGACAGAATTATACGGGCAGAGGATTCAGACCACAGTGCAAACTAAATATTTGCCTTTCGTGGTTGACACAGTCCTCAACTCCAACGTTCTTCTCCAACGCGTAGTCCGTGCTGGAAAGAAATGGGGAGGTCGCACTCTTCGTGTTCCTGTAAAGGTATCGAAGAACACGACAGGTCAATCCTTTCGTGGATTTGATACTTTCTCGGTAGCAGCAACTGACAACCGACAGTTTCTCGAGTTTACACCTAGCTTCTACCAGATTACTTGTGCGCTTCCAGGTGACGAGCTATCAGTAGCCGACACAGAGGACAAGGTTCTCGACCTTATGAAGTTGACCATCCAGTCCGACACAGAAGATATGGCCGATGATCTCGGTACTCTCTTCTATGCAGACGGGACTGGTAACGGTTCCAAAGACCCATTAGGTCTTGCTGCGCTTGTTGATGACGGTACATCCGTTGCCAACATCGGTGGCCTCGCGCGTGCAACTTACACGACTCTCAATTCGACTGTAACTGCATCCTCAGGCACCCTCAGTCTCGCTAAGGTTGATACCCTATGGGCAGCTGTCACCTCTGGTGCGCAGAAGCCTACGGCTATCTACACTACTGAGACAATCTTTAACCTCTACGGTCAGCTCCTACGCCCACAGGAGAGGATCAACAAGGAGGCCACAAAGATGAAAGGTGGGCTCTTCGGTACTACTGGCTTCACAGCGCTTGATTACAACGGTAAGCCTGTGATCATGGATGAGAAATGTACCTCTGGTGCATTCATCATGCTCAACGAGAACTTCGTTGACTGGTACGCGCTTCCGTTCTTCAACGCAAAGCCTGTGGCCTACAAGTCACAAGTTGAGGGCAATGACTATGATGCTCCAATCGGTTTAGGCTTCTCATGGTCAGACTGGATCACTCCTGCAAACGCAGGTTCAGTGGTCGGTCACATCTACTTTGGTGGACAGTTTGTTACTACCAACCCAAAGAGACACGGCAAGCTCACTAATATCACAGGAGTTTAGTATTATTAGGTTTCTCCCTTGACCCCGAGTAACGGGAGAGGGTTAAAATAAAAAAACATCATGGCAGATCTAACAGAAGGTTTGGTTGAGGACTTCATCCCAGTTGTCCGATATCACGGCCTCAATACCAACAAGAACATCAAAGTAGGCGGTTCCGCTACTGTTGATTTGTCCGAATCCACAGGAACATTCAAGTTTCCAACGGGAGTAACCTCAGGACTTAAAAGAGCAGTTACACGAGGTTCTTCCTCGACTCACACACTGCTTGTGGGTGACTCAGGAATGGTTTTTGTCGCAATGCTTGGCTCAGCCACGCAGACATACACACTTCCATCAGTTGCTACAGCAGGGGTTGAATTTACCTTTGTCTGTGGACACGCTTCAGGTGAAATTCTAGTTACCACAGCAGGTACAGACCCGCTTGTAATGACCACACTGACATCAGTCGGATCAGACATCGACAGTGCGATTGTTTCAGTAACTACAGGTATTAAAAACACCGCAGCTACTAATGCAATCGGAGATACTTTGACCATAGTATCTGACGGTGTAACTTGGTTTGGTCTTGGTATCACTTCAGGTATCTGGGCTACCCAGTAGGTCGAATTATTAATTAATCTTAGAATTACAATCATGTCAGAATCAACATTAGTAGGACCAACGACAATAGTCGGCGCAGATTTGAGATCAAATCTTGCAACGGCAGTACATCAGATTGGTACCTATGTAGAAACAGCAGACGGTCGTGGTTTTCGTTACGCTAAAATAGGCGCAACGGCAACAGTGCCAGGCAAGCTATACGTAGCCGCAGCTTGGGACAGCACCAACTTTGCTCCAGTAGGAGGCCTTGACACAGCGGCAGCTGCAATAGGCGACACCACAGTTACAATCACTACCAGCACCACAGTTGCAGCAAATTTGCTCGCAGGTGGCTACTTGGTAACGGATATAACTCCAGGACAAGGTTACACCTACCGCATCAAAAGCAATCTCGCTTCGTCAGCAGGAAACTTGGTGATCACATTAGACGATCCAATCGTTGTAGCTCTCACAACAGCTTCAAATGTGGTTCTTGTTAAACACCCTTACGATCAAGTTATTGTATCGCCAGGTGGTGCTTCAACAGGACACCCAGTAGGTATCGCGAACACAATCATAACTGCGGCGCAGTTCGGTTGGGTTCAGACATACGGAGCTTGCGCGATTCTAGCAGGTGTGGCTACCAGTATCTCCCTCCCAGGAGTACCAGTAGTACCAAGTGCTTCAACAGCAGGTTCAGTAATCGTTGCAACAGCTATTCTTCCAACAATCGGTTGGGCGATGCAGTTGATGACAGCGACAGAGTATCAAATGATATATCTGACAATTCACTAGAGGTTAATTTCTCTCTTGGCTCTGCTCCTTTACGGGGGCATCGACCAGGAGAGAATCCAGCGCTTAATAAATTAACTCCGTTCGCTGGACGGATTCGGCACAAAAAGCAAGTGATTGCCGCCTTGCACAACTCAAAATGAAAACAGCATTATTCACAAATTTCTCATCAGAAGAATTCATCTGTGCTTGGGATGGTAAAGTCAGGAAATTTATACCAGGTCAGTCCATCTACCTACCCGACTATCTAGCGCACCACTTCGCCAAACACTTGACGAATCGTGAGCTGATCAAGACAGGCAAAGAGAGATCTACATCCCCTAAGTTCCCCGATCAAGAACCACACTTCATGGAATTGTTCAACAAGGCATACACGCCTGACGAATCCAACGAGTTTGGCGAAAAGAACGAGGAAAAGAAATATGATCTCGACACCCTCATCAATGTAACCAACAAAAATCGCGAGACTAAATCTGCAGTTGCAGGTCCACAGGACCCGAACGAACCACAGATGATCCCCTCTCCCGATGAAGATGAAGACGGTGATGAGGAATCGTTCGAAAATAAGCCCTTAGAATAATTAATTAATCACCATGGCACCAATAGATTACGGCACACCATTCTCCGAGACAGCTACACATGCCACTTCGGCTGTGGCTTCTCATGCGGGTGTAGCTGTCAAAACGTTTTATATTACAGATATTGCTGCGAGTACCGATAAAGCTGGGGCACTTCTCCTTGTAAAACAAGGAACGACTGTAATATGGCAACTACAACTAGCGGCAAGTGCGGCTGGAAATTTGGCATATTCACATAGCTTCAAAGTTCCGCTCAAGGCAGAGGTAGGCGCTCTTGTGAGTGTCACGATCGACGGTACTTCTGTTTGCAACGCAAATATTGCAGGATACGAGATATAAACCACTATGAAGCTCCTTACTCCAAACGAGGTAGATAAAGAAAAAACTCGGCTTGAAACGGAGCGAGTATCTAGAATTGGGAAAATCCAAAAAGAAGAGTCCGAATCGGTTCGGCGCTTAAACGATGCTTTGACAAAAGAAAAAAAAGAAATGGATCGGCTCAAGTCTGATACCACAGTTGCTGAATTGAGGGCGAAATTGAATATAGAAAAGATGGCCTTAATCGGTGAAGTAAAATCACTTGAAAATCGAAAAGAAAAAGCCTTAGAACCGATCGTTGAGCGAGAAAAAGAATCGGAAGTACTAATCTCGCAACTGAAGTCATCCCTTGATAAAGTCAACACTCGTGAGGATGCCTTAAAAGTTAGAGAAGATGAGTTATTAGAGCGTATCGAATTGGTTGTTGACAGAGAGTCAGAGTTGCCCATCTTGGAGCAAAGTCTTGAAAAGAGAAAGAAAATTATTGAAGTGTCCGAAATGGAAATCATCAAACAGACAAAAATACTTGGAGAGAAGTGGGTGGAATACCACACGCAAATACACGAATCAAATGCCGATCTGGCTAGACGTGAGAAAGAGGTCGAGGATACCAAAAAGTCAAACGCGGTTTATGCCGAAACCTTGGCTAATAAAGAAGCAGAACAGACTGCTCACGATCGTCAAATTGCAGATCGATATGCCACTCTTGGTCGAGCAACTGCAGAGTTAGAAAAGAAAACAAATGGCTGAAGCAAAAATTGATAATAATAGAATACCGACAATACAAGGAGTGCTCAATACCGATGGTGTTACTCCAACCAATGTCAAAATTGACCCAACGACTCATGCACTTTTTGCCAGTGATGGAGCATCGGGAAGTGATTTAGGAAATGATAGTGCATATAGAGATGACAACGGAAATCCAACTTTAATCGCCACAGATGTGAATAATAATATCATTCCACTCTATGTAAATTCAAGCGGTCACTTAATGATACAATCAACATAAATTTATGGCTGAAGCAAAACGAGATCAAAACTACATTACGACCTTACTAGCAGTCAGCAACGCTGATGGCATTACTCCCGTTTTGCTATGGGCTGATCCCACCACACACCGACTTTTAGTAGACCTCCCTACTGGTTCAGGTACGGTTACCTCCGTTTCGGTAACAACCGCCAACGGTGTTTCAGGCACTGTTGCCACAGCCACGACCACTCCTGCTATCACTATCGTTCTCGGCGCAATTACGCCATCCTCGGTAAACATTTCAGGACTAACGGCTTCCGAACTTGTCGCTACCGATGCTTCTAAAAACCTTGTCTCTCTCGCAGTCGCAACCTATCCATCACTCGTGGAACTGGCCTATGTCAAGGGTGTCACCTCTGCGATTCAGACACAGCTGAATGGGAAACAAGCGTCAGGTTCGTATGGACTTACAACCAGTCCTCTTTCACAGTTCGCATCTACAACTTCGTTACAATTGCTCGGAGTTATTTCTGACGAAACTGGAAGTGGTGCATTGGTCTTCGGAACTTCTCCAGCGATCACCACTCCAACAGGAATTGTGAAAGGAGATGTCGGGTTAGGCAACGTAGACAACACCACTGACGCTGGAAAGCCAGTATCTACAGCTCAACAAACAGCTCTTAACTTAAAAGCTAACTTGGCCTCTCCAACCTTTACAGGAACAGTAACTATCCCAACAGGAGCGTCAATCACCACACCAGTCCTCACAGGACTTCCTACTGGCACGGGTGTAGCTTCTGCTGCCACTGCATCA